CATAGTGCCAGCACCTCTTTTATGTTATGCGTACCCGATTCAGAAGGACCCCAGATGCCACCGTACCCTCTTACACCTACCGGTTTAAGAGGTTCTACGAAGGCTCTTGGTCTTATGGAAACGTCCCCGCATACGACGTTCCTAACGGAACGAATGCTTACATAGCCGACAGCTATCCACATCGTCGCTCTGACGCCTTTCCAGGCTTAGAGCACTTCGAAGTGGATGGTTACAAGCTATCGCAGCTATCCACGTCTCACTATGGTCACTATAGTGACCGTGAGCCCAAGTCATCGAATGACCTCTTTTGGGTCGAGGACGATAGCAACCTTAAGTTGCCGTCATGCCTCGAAGACCTGATGAGGTATCGATACAGGGCCGAGACCCCTTGGCATTCGAGCTTTTACTCGGCGGCCGAACCACATTCGTGGTCAGCCACCTTGTCAGCTCGTTTAGCACGTTGGGGTCTTGGGCGCGGCGGCTTAGCCGAGTCCCTTGGCGAGGCACCAGAGCTTCCAAAGCTCTGGCATTTCGTTCACAAGGGACGAGGCCTTGTCCGCAACGCCAGTAGTGCATATCTAGCCTACGCATTCGGTTGGAGGCCCATCATGGACCTTATACCGGACGTTATGGCCGAGATACAAAACTACAGGAGACGCATAGCACCTCGCGCTCTCAGAAAGAGCGGAAAACGAGTGCTATGTTTTAGGCTTCCGATTCGCCCCCCATGGGTCGAACCGGAGGAGCAGACGCTGACGCACCAGTGGCCAAAATGGCCACAAATGAAGGTCGCCAGGCAGTCGCAGTTTCGCTTCACCAAATGCGAAGCTATAGGGATGTACCAATGTACGGTCACTCGGAGGCCCTTTACGGGCTACGAGATTATAGACCGGTTGGCAGACCTCGACGGAATTCCTAACTTCCGGACGGTATGGGAGTTAATGCCCATGTCGTTCGTAGTGGATTATTTCGCCGGGATCGGTGACTTGATCTCTCGTATGCAAGGAAACTTGTTGTACGACATCGACGTCACGCAGGCCGCATTGGGGGTAAGGATAGAAGGTTCCGGATCTTTCACAAAGACCTACGGCGGCTATCCCACTGTAAAAAGTGAGGGTCGCTTCAGGTACTACTGGAGAGGTCCGATGCCGACTCCCTTTATAGGGTTGTCGTTACCCGGCCAACACGCCGTGCCGACAGGAATCGCGCTTGCGCTCCAGAGACTCCCTCGCCTACCTAGGCGCTGGACTTCTGCAGCCAAAAGAGCCTATTACACGGCTCTGCGATCTACAGTCGGACGGTACGCTACGTCACTGGCAGGTTGGCCACCTATTATGTGACAATCAACAACCAACCATAACTATGAATAACACGGTAACCATCGGGGAGATTGCTTACTCCCTGACCTCGCAACAGCCCACTGGCAATGTCCGTTCCGGACTTGTCGATGGGGTCCCAACCCGCATCATTACGAATCACATGGAGCAAGCCCCGAAAGGCGGCACTCCGGCGATTCGCACTGTGCGAAAAGTTGAGCAGACTATCACCACCTCTGTAGGCGGTGTTGCTGTCGCGTTGCCGGTCTCTGCTTCGCTCACGATCACCGTTCCTACGGTGCTCGATGCTTCGAAGATTAGCGGGCCTCTGGACATCCTTTCTGCGTGGATGGCACAAGCCACCTTCGCATCGGATATCCAAAACCGCGCCATCTAAGAGACTATTCTGATGGTTTGCCAGGCCTATTAGGGCCTAGTTATTCTAACTAAAGAAACGTCATATCAACGTGCAAAGCGATATAGATCAAATCCTTGCCTCTAGTGTTAGGGCAAATCTACAGAATCGGCTTGACGCCCCTTGCGGAGCGTTCGACGATACGTGTACGCAGGTTAGTTATTTACGCGATACGCACTTAGTGCGCTCGCTAGATGAACGGCCTCGTTACATGGACCCGGAGAATGCTCTCAGCATAAAGCTCCTTAGACAGGCCTTAAAATGGTCTTATAAGGTGCGGGCTGAAAGTTCCGAGGTCCAAAATGAAGAAGCTATTCTTAGCTTTGAGCGTCGCTCTCGCGACGCTGCTGAGTGGCGGTTGCCGTTCAGCGAACGTTCGGGCTGGCCTGAAAGTCGACTCGCAAGGGTCTTCTTTCTGGCTCAACAGCTCGTCCGTCACGCCAGCGCAGCCTACTCGATAGGGCGGCCATCGCACGGTCCAGGGACCACGTTCTTCCGCTATAGCACGCTTCTTACGAAGTATGCTTGGCTAGAACGCGATGTTCCCGGGGCCGTGTGGCGCCGTTTTAGCGAGTTCTTCGTCCCTAGCCCATCATCAGACCGTATATTACCGTTCGAGAACTTCGGACGGAATATATGTCGGGTCGCTCTCGTCCCAAAAGACGCGCGCGGCCCTCGACTTGTTGCCCCCCACATGGCTTCCGCCGTGTGGATGCAGCAGGCTATTCTGGATGGGATCAGTAACACTGTACTAACCCACCCTATCTTTTCTGGCTGTTGGCCAGAGGGGGGACCAGTACAGACTGTGCAGCTACGAGACCAGAGTATCAATCAGAAAGTCGCCAAGTATGCGTCGGAGAACCCGACGATGTACGCAACGATCGATCTGAAAGACGCAAGTGATCTCGTGTCCTGGCGCTTGGTATGCTTCCTATTTAAGGGAACTACCTTGTTGAAGGACTTATACGCTGTTAGGGCCACTCACTGCGAGCTCCCCGGGAAACGTGTAATCCCTTTAGGGATGCACGCCCCGATGGGCTCTGCCGTGTGCTTCCCGATCATGGCTATATGCCTATGGTCGTTGTGCACGGCTGCAGGGTGGTTAGTGGACCACGAATACGCACGCTACCGCCCCACGAGTAAATCACTGTGGAGCGAGAATAAGCCGTTCGTATTCGGGGATGACATCATAGTCCCGGTTCGCCACTACAACGCCGTAAAGACGGTCTTGGAGCACGCAGGCTTACGCCTAAATGCAAACAAGTCGTTCCACGGTAGCGGTGGCTTCAGGGAGTCATGTGGCCACGATTATTACCGTGGTCACTTGGTTACGCCGACAATACTACGTCGGGTAGATGTCAATAACTTGGAAGGTTTCGTATCGATGGTTTCTCTGCACAATCGCCTTGCGGCGGATGGGCAGACTATCATATCAGATGCCATACTTAAGATTCTCTTAGAGAAAAACAAGCATGGCGACTGCGCAGCACGTCTCGCTTTTAGTAGCGACCTACATACCCCTGCAATCCACGTGGATTCGGTTCGTACGGCTTGCCGTCTGAACCGCGCCATTGGGAACTGCGTAAGGTACAACGTAGGCCTCCAGCGCATGGAGGTCCTGACAAGGACCGTCGTGCGTGAAGAGGACGTCTGTGGGAACCAACTGTTAGACAGCAGAGCTCGTCTCTACGAGTCTCTAGCCTGCCATCATCGTCGGGACGTAAGTCTCGATCGAGTGGTTGGTGAGGAGGCCGCGAGCACCTCATTCGGGTGGTCTTCAAATAGGCCACGGGCAAGG